AAAGCCGCACCAACACCCAAAATTGGAATTGTTAAATTCTTTGTTAAGGATTCACCAAATTGTGTAAATATCTTTCCTGATGCACCAAATTTGTCTAAACCTGTTTTGGCTCTCTCAAATTCTCTGATAGCAGACTTGATGCCTTTGTCATCAAACTGCGTGAGAATCGGGACAATAATTGCCATTATTTAACCACCAACAAGTTTCTGTTTACTTTCGCGGATGCTTCCTGTAAAGATCGCTCAATACTATTATCAATCAAATTCTGATTTTTCAAAGCGGCAGGCCAAACAAAACGAGAAGTGCCATTTCTTGAGCCAGGACCTACTGATTGATGATGCTTGTTTAGGCTTGTAATCATTTTTGCTCCCTGACCATTTAAGGAGTAACCATTTGGTCTGCGAGCAGATGGTTTTGAACGTCCTGATCTTCTGACTTCATTTTTTCGACCAGCCATATCAGCAATAGCCAATCCACGACCTTTAACAATAACTTTGAGCAATGAAGTTGGTTTACCTGCACTTGGTTTTTTAGTGCTTGTTTTTACATCAGTTTTGTTATCAGAACTTCTGAATGCTGTTGCCCCAGAATGCGTAAAACCTTTAGTTTTGATTGTTCTAGGCATAGCGTTTTGAATGCTTAACGCGTAAGGTTTTGCAAAATTTTTTACATCAGTATTCAATTGATCATAAAGAGTTTTATCTAATTGTTTAAGTTCTAAAAGGGTTTCTCGTAAACCGCGAACCTCTGTCGTTACCGATAAATCAGACAAAATTACCTCTTGTTTTGTTCTGTTGCTCTCCAACGCAGATACATACCCATTGTGAAAAGCATACGATCACTCTCTTCTAATAGCAAAGAGGGCGCAATTCCTGTTTCGCAGGCAAGGTAAGCAATGAACCAATGCTCAGAGTATTCTCCGAGCGGCTTTATTTTGGGTCTTGTTCGCTTACACCAATCTCATCAACTTCATCTAACCAATTATCAAATTCTTTTTTGACAGCGTTGGTTCTTTTTTCACTATGCCACGCAAGGAAAAGCAGATCAGTTAATTTGAACTCTGATTCGAGTTTTGCAACTGACCTGCTGTATTTTTCCTCAAACGCAACTAAGTCTCTTGCTGAACAAATTATTTCTTTTGAAACACCATCATTGTATTTCACGCGCAAGTTGATTTTCATTTGTTTCCTTTTGTTTTAAGCGGTGGCTCTAGTTACTGTTCCTGATACTGGGAAAGTAACAGATAGTGAAGCAAGATCGCCAACGCTTGATGCGAATGGTGAGTATTGAGTCACTAATGCCGTCATTGTGTAACTTGGATTAGTTGCAGTTACTGTTCCGCTGGTTGGTTTGATCACAACTGTTGCCAATGAAGCAAGCAATGGTGAAAGTATTGCATCAACTGAACCTGCACCGAAATCTTGCATAAAGTTTAGTGTTAGTGATGCTTGTTTTAATCCACCGATTCGGGTTCTAAATCCTTGACCGAAAGCGGTTGTTTCTAAATCGTCAGCCTCTAATGCTAATTCAACTGAGTTTAGACTTGTAGAAAAGTCTGTTCCATTGATGGAAACAAAATAATCTGTTGCAGCAAATTTTGCCATTTATATTTCTCCTAGTCTGCGTACACGAGAACTGTAAATTCTCCTGTGAGATAAAGTATATCTTGTATAGATAGTTGTCCGTAATTTCTCATCTCAGTAACCCTGGTGTCAAAGGCTGCGCCACCAAGAGTTTTATCTCCCTCAATTGCAAGTTTGACGCTGGATGCACCTGTGCTTGAAACAAAAGCATCAAGGTTTGATTGAGCAGTTCTTTCATCAACTCTGCCAACAATGACTAAGACATTGAAAACATATGTTTGCATCCCTCTGTGAAAAGTGTCGTCATAAGAAACACTTGATGGCATAACAACAGCGATTGGCGGATTTGGATTGTCTGGCATAAAAGAGGAAGTTCGCAGACCTGTGATAGTTCCAAGTCTTGTGGCTAAACCTGTTCTTAAAGTTGATAGTGAGGCCATTAAATGAATGTTCGCATTCTTTTATATGGCATAACAAGTTGCGCTACATCTGGATCAAGTTGATTAGATACGCGAATTGCGCCCATATCTCCGAAGCCAACAATACCCATAGGGCTGTCTAAACGTTTGTAAATTCTTGATGCTTGAATTATGCAAGCCTGTTTAATTGCGATTGGTATAGATGGCCAACCATAAACACCAACAACTTTAATTAACGCTTCTCCACCGCTGATAGGCCACAAATAATCTCCGACTGCGCGAATTTGATTGAAAGGCCAAGGAATACCATCAAGAACACCATTCAGCGGTTCAAGTTGGTAATCATCTGTACCCCAAGTTGTATCAAAAACACCATCAGCATCTTGGGCTGTGGTGATTGTTACTGTTCCACTTGAAAGATCATCAACTTCAACAACAAAATCATCCTGGGCAACAAAGTATCTTGTCGCAGTACCTTGAGAATAAAATTGTCTTGCTGCAAATCCGTCTATAAGTCTTGAGGCTGATTCAACAGCCATCTCCAATAAAGAATCGTCAATCGAATCTGTTATACGAAGCGCGGCTTTGACCTCTGCTAGAGAGGCGTATCCGTTTGTAATTGCCAAAATAACTCCTAAGTTCTTATGGGTAGTCTATCGGAACAACAGAAACTTTGAATCCATTATTTGAAGATTCAAGTTGTTCTCGGAAGCAAATCTATCCGCAGCAGAAATGACACCACTCCAAGATGAATCATAGTCGTCTCCGACTAGAACTTTATTTGTTAAAGGCCACCAATCTTGCAAATCAGCGTAAACTTCTCGTTCTCTGTGACCAGCATCAATGTAAACCATATCTGCTTTGACTTGCTCTTTCATAAAAAGGTCAGCAGCAGATGATGAGGTCATAGGTAGGGGGCTAATTATGTTATTCAAATTTGAATGAGTGATATTTGCACAGAATTGATCATAAACTTCTGAAAAGTTTTGATTTATATTTTTAACATTTTGTTCTCTCCATAAGATTTCATTTGAACCTAAAAAAGTATCTACACAGATGATTTGTGCGTTAGATTGTGCGGCCATAAACAGAGCAGAAGCCCCAAGCCAACTCCCAACTTCAACTATTGATTCTGGCTTTGTTTGTTCAATTGCTTTTTTTAGTGCAACGCTTTCTGAATTCCAACCTTGAATTTTCGGTGGGAGAAAAATCATATTTGGTGTTTCTTTGCAATATTTTGATTTGAAATCTAAAAAGTTCATAAAATTAACGCCTCATCTCTCCACTTTGCATCCTGGTTAGCCCAACCGCTCATTGAATTGCCAAAGTCTCTCCTGTACCTGTACCCAATCTTATTAGCACATTCAAATTTTGCTCCTGCTCGTGCTATTTGTCTCCAAAAAATCCAATCAGTATACGGAGAATCGTGAAAGGGATTATCCAAAGCCAGTTGTCTTTTGAATGGAGAGCCAAAACAAAAATAACAATTTGAGTCAGAGGATATAGATTCGTTACTCATTTGTGGTGGAAAATATTTTTCTTGACCATTAATGTTTATTCCCATAAGCCAAACATCAGCATTAACATCATTTAGTCCGTCTAAGCAGTTCGCATCAATAACATCATCAATGTCCATTAAAAGAATCCACTCAGTATCTGTATAATTACAAATAAAGTTTGCATAATGTGGATTTGGAACTTTCCAGTCTTTCTCAACTGGTTTGACGATAACTTCAACATTTTTAATTTCTCTTGGCCTATCTGAACAAACAATGATTCTTTTAGGTTTAGTGTTAAGATTCTTTATTCCATCTAACCATTCTGGTAAAAACTGATCATAATTTTCGCCATATATCCAAGCCATTATTGTTACATCTACCATCTGCTAGGCATTCCTAAAGTTGATGAATGACCAACGTGATAAATCCAAGTCAGTTCAGGATGATGAACAATTTTTTTACCTGCTGCGACAAGTTTTTTAATCATCACAAAGTCTTGGCCAATACGATTACCTTGGTTATCAACCTCATAACTATTGACATCAAAATCTTTACTAAAACCACCAACCTCTAAAATGGTTTCTCGTTTAGCAATCCAAGTTATAGGAACTTGATGAACATTGTCATTAGACCAAGGTTTGTAAGCAAACATTTCTAAATGCCCACCATCAGGCAAGTTTGAATATTTGAACCAAGGATAAACAAGGTCAGCATCTGTTTCTTCAATACATTTGTAGATAGCCTCAATGTGTCTTGGCAGAAGTTCATCATCATCATCAAGAATTGCAACATATTTTGTTGTTGCTTCTTGAATCATTGCATCAAGCATTGCACAATGACCCTCACGCTTTTCATCAAGTTTTATTGAATGTTTTTTTACTTTTAATGTTTGATTTTCCACACTTTTAACAGCACGTTTCAATAACTCAACTCTTGTAGGAATTGTTGCTGTGCAAACAGTCACATCAGCAATATCAATCCCATCCATATTTTCTCCGTCTCTTTATAGACCATCTTCCCTCAGTAAAATCTTTTGTCTTAATTTTATGTTCGTTATATTGAGAATTGGATTCATAAGATAAATCGTTTTGTTTCCTGAAACCAGCATTCAAAGTTGAAGAATTATCGTGAGCCAAAGGAATGAAAGAACTCACAACTTCTATATTTTTGTGATCACAACGCCTCTGGTAATCATTGTCCTCAAAATACGCTGGAACAAAAGACTCATCAAATAAACCAACCTTTTGCACAACTTCCCAGCCCAAAGAAAAAGCACACCAAGCGGGCGAACCATTAGATAAAACCAATTTATCTTTTCTTGAAATTTCTTGAAACATCTTGAGAGAGTCCCCACCCCACTCAACATCAAAATTTGTTATCAACCAATAATCGGCAAAAGGTAAAGATTTGATTCCAAGATTCCAAGAACCAGGGACACCAAGATTGCTGGGAAATTTTAGATGCCAAATTTTGTTTATCCATTGATTCCAGGTTGGCGACCAGTCTTGTTGCTTAGCCCCATTATCAATTATCACTAAATCTTTAATTGGATAATTTATGGATTGAATCATTCGATCTAAAAGATCATATCTGGTCAAAACAGGAACAATCATTGCTGGTATCAAAACAGGTTCTCCTCTTATCTCAAATGCTAAATTTTGCCGTTTAAGGCGTTCCTAGACCCATCTGAAGCCACTCTTTGAAAGATACTGTCTAAAGTTGATTTCCATTGTGTTTCAAAAACTAGATCAGCGTTGTATTGTTTTGCAAACTCAACAGCCTTTTCACTTTTAACTCTGCCTTTGTTATACGCCTGTTCTAGTGCGTCAATAATTTCTGGAACAGATGGCAAATGAAACCAAGCCTTTTGTGGTGCGTCCCAAAGTGGTTGCCCACCAATTAAATAACCATCACCGCACAGTTCAGCACTCGCGGCAAAGTTTGAAACAATTACAGGTGTGGAACAAGCAAGACTTTCCAAGGTAGGAACACCGAAGCCCTCTCCGTAACTTGTTGCAAGCAAAATATCCATTGCGGTATAAATGCTCGCCATAATGTCTTGACTAATTCCTGAACGTAACAAATAAGGATCAGGGAAAATAACTTTATTAGGATCAATCCCACAAGACAAAATCAAATCATTTAATTTAATTCCGCCAAGAGAACCAGATGCCTCTGTGTGTATATACAAAACAGCGTCATCATATTTTTGTGCAAACATTGAAAAGGCTAAAAGATTTTCACCAAACGCTTTTCTGTTAGGCATCACACCTTTATTTGCCGCATTCATTCCAACAATAAATTTATCTTCACTAACACCTATAAACTCGCGACCAGTCATTTCATCACCATCAATAGTCTTAAAGGTTTTGGTTGGTTTAAAAACAGGTTCAATGGCGTGAGGCACATACCAAGATTCGATACCAACATTTTCCAACATTGCTTTACCAAACTTACTCATAGCAATTGGGTAAACATTTGGTAATCTGCACCAAGCCGCAACTTCAGGTGGTGCTGGTGTGTGATCAATAGGAGTCCAAGAAGCAACAGGAAACTCTTTCCATTTATCTCCACGAAAAACCCAAACATCAAAAAGGGTCATCAATAAATGTTCTGCATCTTTATCTCTTGAAGCCCAATCGTACATATGAGCAGGAATAACATCATTTGACCAAGTTTCACTTCCGCGAGGATAAACAGGAATTCCGCCTGCTGGAGTATTCCAAACAGTTGATGCTGCTTCTAAACCGTAATTAGCGGCAATGGCAATTTCATCACCATTTGCTTTAAGTCTTGTTGTTAGTTGTGCTGTTTGTTGTCCATAGCCAGTTGTGGCCCAAGGAGCGTTTGATACCCAAAGGATTCGTCTTGGGTGTTGTACAAGATTTTGTACATTTAAATTTTTGCTTTGTTTTTCTAATGCTCTTCTTTGTTCACGATTCACGCAAGAACTCCATATGTCGCAGGTTGTCTCCCACCTTATTACAGATAGGAGACGAGTTATGTCTAGGACACGGCCTGCGCTCCGTGTCCCAGAACTTTTATTAAATCAAAAACTCGGTTTAGGAGTTGCTTGACTTAAAGAACTTGACGTGACTTGTTTGAATTAGGTCTCCGTCATAGCGTGCGGTTGCACGGAATGTAATTAAATCATTGCTGAATGCAAAATCATCAGAACGATCTAACTTAATTCCACCAACTGAACGAACATAGTAACTTGGTAGGTTTCCGAAAATCACAGGTTTAACGGCTGATGCTGCTGTTGCCATTGCTGGGTTTTCGAAGATTGGATAACCAAGTAGCAAATCGCGTGCTTCTGCTGAAAGTGCTGGTGTAAACAAGTATTGTCCAGCATTATCTTTCAACTTACGCACGTTAGCGATTGAACTTGAATTCATTTGGAAACCAGTTCCAGGAAGTCTGCGACCTACTGTATCAACTGAGTAAACCAAATCAATTAAGTTATCTGCTGTTGGATTTAATGAAGTTCCAGTTACTGCTGAACCTGCACGGGTAACGATTCCGTTTGGCTGTACAGTTCCTGTACCAGTAGTCAAACCCTCATTGATTGCAAATCCAAGAGCGTTTCCTGTTTGGACAGCAAGAAATGACAAAATATCAATTCCTGCATCTTCAACTAATTCTCTAGAAACTTGGGTCAAGAATGAGTACTTGTATGCACCAAGAGTTCTGAATGAATTGAAAACTGGATCGCTTTCGCCAATTGCGTTGCCCTCTGTTGTAACAGTTCCAACGCTGTATGTGCTTAGTGATGGAATTTGTAAATTCTCACCTGAAGCAGTATTCAGAATTGTTGAAGTTTCCAACATTGGACCAACTGTACGAGCAAGCAAAATAACTTGATCATAGAAAGAGGTTGGAACTGGTGAACCAGTTGAACCTTTTGTTATGTCGCGTTTTTCGAAATTGTATGAACGGATTTCACCGCGTGCTAAAGCACGGATGGCATCTGCATCATTTTTTTCTTGTACGGATTCTGCGACTGGTCTTGCTTGGTTTTCCATACCTCTCATTGCTTCAGCAGCGCGAACTTCGCGATCTGCATCTGCTTTTAAGGTTTCGATTACTTTTGCGCGTGCATCTAGATCAGCGGAGATACGATTGTATTTTTCGTTTTCTTCTGCTGTTAGATCGCGTTTTTCTGACGCAGCATTGTCAAGAAGTTCTTTGGCTTCGTGCCAAGACTTTTGACGTGCTTCGTGTTGTTGTTTAATGTATTCCACGAATACTCCTTATATAATTGTTTTTGATATTGTGTATCTGCGAGGCTCACTCGACAGTAAAAATGGTGGTGGCTTCCACGCAACCACTATTAGTCTAACAAAGATTTAGCGTGTCTCTTTTATTTCTGTGATTCTAGTTTCTTGAACTGGTTCAAATTTTTTGGTTTCGAGTGGTTTGCCAAGATTCGCAATTGCTTCAGCCATTGCATCAACCATTTCAGCAATAACTCCTGATTGTGGATAACCTGCTGTTTTAAGGATTGCGTCTTTTATTTTATCTTTTTCCATTTGTTATACCGCCTTGAATAGTAGGTCTAGATGCTTACGCTTTAGGTCTAACAGATCATCTGTTGATGGAGTGTTTTCCCTTAACTTGCTTACAACTTCTTGTAATAAATCGGCATCAGAGTTTTGTAACTGTTCGCCTGCTTCGAGTTTTACCATTGCATCAGCCAAGGCATCAATATCAACATTGGTTCTTGTTGCAAGAATATCTAAACTTCTTACTGAAGCGGTTGTTGCTGTGTAGGCTGGAAAACCTGTAACAATTGAAACTTCGTGTAAACGAATTTCTTTCAACTGTCTTGTCATTCCATCATTTGAGAAAACATCACCTTTAGGTGGTACGGAGAAACCAAAAGACATTGAGTGAACATCTCCACGTTTCATAAGAACAGCAAGATCACGACCAGCAGTTGTGTCTGGCAAGGTGGCCTCAGCCAATAAACCCTTTGAATCTTCTGTGAGTCTTAAAGTTTTTGAGCGTGTAGATGCTAAAACTTCATCCATATTGTGATTCTTAAAAAGTTTAACTTCGTTGCGGGCTTTAAGTGAACGTTTGAACGCACCAGGCAAAATTCTTTCAATGAAAGGTAGTGGTTCTGAGTCGCTGTCAAAAACTGCTGCGTATCCTGAGAACTGCATTCCATCTGACTCTGTGGTCAAAAGTCTTAATTCAAAATCAACATCATTTTTAACTCTGCGCTCAATTTTATTCACTTGGTTTTCCTTTTCATTGTGATTTAAGTTTACATTAACTGACGACCAGCGAGATTGATTTTCTTCCATATCTAATCTTTCAACAACTCCTTGGGCGTAATCAAGAGTTCTTTGTGCTGCCCTTTTAGTTGCTCCACTTCCCCAAAGAAAATGTGCTACAACTCCTGGAGATGGATAGTTATCGGAAGTTGGTTTTGCATCAGGTGAATCTAGATCAACAAGATGACGAGCAATCCAAGGAGCGATCCTGCGCCATTTATCCTCAGACACACGACCAGCGGCCATATCTCTTGCTTCTTGTTTGGTTTTCTCTGTCAAACCATCACCACCAAAACCTTGACGATTAAGTTCTAAACCTCTTCGAGCAGCAGCACGCATATATGCAGGTGGTGTCAAATTAACTTGTCTTTCTTCAACTTCAACAAATTCATTTCTTGTGGATTTAGGATGACCTTTAGGAAGTAAATCATTATCGGTAACATATTTTGCGTTCGCTGGTCTGCCATTTCTTAAAAGATAAAGAAAAGCATTTACTCTTGCCATTGACCAAGCCGCTCTTGAAACACCTGGTCTGAAAGAAGTTGAGTAAGCCCCACTTCCACGCCTATAAACAGATTTAAGTGTTCCCAAGGTTGTTCTGGTGTAATCAGGTTTTGATAACTCTTTCATTCTTTTATTGTGATCTGTAACCTTATTTTTAAGAGCAGTTGTTGTGGCTTCGCTGAAAACAATATCTGCGCCCCCACCTTTGGCACTGCCAGGTTTGTTTGTGTCGCTGCCTTTTATTTGTTCTTTCTTTGGGGCTGCTGCGCGTGACTCTTCATCCAACTCATCTTCTAAATCTTCATCTAATTCATCTTCTAAATCTTCTTCAATATTTTCTTCAGGTTGCCAAGCGTTGCAATAATATGCACCATTCACATAATCATCCCACTTTTCACACCAAGCACGAAGTTCACCATTAGCAAATTCTTTAACATCATCTTCTTTGTAAAAAATACAATTGCCACAAGCGCGGCCCTCTGGAACATCCTCACTAAGAGATGGTCTGTAATTATCAGGCAATACACGATACATAACTTTCATTTTCTTTTTTTTAAGTCTTTCACCACCAGGTTCAATATCTTCAGCAATAGAAACCGCGACCATCTGATCAATGGCTTCTTGTTTTGTTTCGTGGCAACCAATAACTTCACCATCATCTTTTATTGTTGCGAAACCATCACAACCCTCAGCATCATCTGTTATGAAATATGGCATCAATAATCCTGTTTGATAAAAGAGACAGTATGACCATTTTTTGTTGATATTGCATAAACTGTATTCCCTGGTCTCAAAATTAAATCTACGCTGTCAAGTTTAATCAATTTTAAACCATTTGCAGTCGTCACATCTGAGCCACCTATGTAGACGGCATCTGTATTATCGTTGTTATGAATATGTAAATGTATTGGGTTTGATGAGGCAGTTCCATCTATAAGTGTTGCTGCTGTTCCTACTGAAACTACGCCACTTGTTAAAGACATAACCTACCTTAAAGAATGAGAAGCAAATCTGCTTCATCTTGTTCTATTGAAAAGTCTATACGAATTTTAGCGGAAGCAACAAAATTTGATGCTAAGGTGTCGGTCTTGATCAGGACAATTTTGCTTACTGGTTTTATTTCAACAATTTTAGGAATCTCAGGTTCAAAAACAGGAGCAACTTTTGGTTTAACTTTTCTTTGATAAGGACCTCTTGAACCATATTGAGGTTCAGGTGGGGCTGGTGGTTCTCCACCTTGTGCCGTTGCTGATGCAGACAGTCCACCAAGATTGGCTTGACCTGAAGAATCAAGAACTACACCAAGAATTCCTGAACTTTGCAGTCCATCAAGTAATGATTGTGCTGATGCAGTTTTTGTAATGACTGTTTGAACTAAAGATTGGAGTATTCCAAGATTGGTAGCACTCGTAGCGAAATGTGCTACATCCGCTGATGCTAGCGAAGTGATAGCACCAAGTAAGGCTTGGGCTGTTTCAAGATTGACAACAAGGGTTGTGGCTGATGAAGAAAGACCATTCAGATTTGATGATCCTGTGGCTGAAATGTTTTCACTTGTGCCATACAAAGTGTTGCTGTCTAAAATTCCTCTGACTGAGGAATTGAGAATGAGTGAGCCTGTGGCACTCATTTGTTTAACTTGCGACTGTTAGAGATGCAGTTAAAGAACCTGAAGCAATTGTTACTGTGTCTCCTGCTGTGTAAGGATTTGACGTAACTGTTCCTGAGAACAAAAAGTTACCTGCTGTCAAATTATCCCAAGAAGTAAAATGTGTTGCATCTTCTGAACCTGCAATGTTTGTCCAAGTTGCTGCTGAATCTGATGCAATCGTTCCATTTGATGCTGCTGCGAATGTCACAACTTTTCTTGTAGTTTCAGTTGCAGGATTACTTGTGCCATTTCCGCCTGGGTCGCCAACGTGTAATTTTATGTAAACATCTGTTACAGAAAATGCTGTTGCGTTACCTAGGGCATCAAGAAATTTGTTTGCTGTGTAAGCACTTAAACCAGTTGCCATTTTTATTCTCCGTTGCTTTCAATAATTCTTACAATGTGATTGTTCTCATCACGTTCAACAGTTCTAATCAAAGGTTTTGAGTCAGGTGTGTTGATATTTACTGTGGGTGGTGCAACGTTGATAACTGATGGTGGAACATTAACGATTGTTTCAGGTATTTGAACATTGATTTCTGATGATCGTGTTATGTCGTAAACACTTGACGGATCATTAGCATCTATTTGTGCTACCTGTTGTAACTGTGTTGATGGAACTCCTGTGTGTGCAATCTTTGGAAGTCCAAGTGCAGATAAGACTTGGGCAGGGTCGAAACCTGTTTGTACTAATCTTGTTGCCATTGAAACGCGTTTATCTTGCTCTACAACATCTGCTTCAGATAAGTTGATATTGGCAAGAGGAACTCTGTGCTGATCTCCAGAATCCACAGGTCGTAAATCCTCAAAACGTCTAACATCATTCACAGAATAAAAACCTGCCTGTAAACCAATTGAGTAGCCTTGGATTCGGGTTGTGAAGTCACCGCGAAGTAAACCATCAACATTAAATTTTAGAAATGCTTCAGTTGGAAGAAGTGTTGAATAAGCGTATTCAATTTTTTCAATATATGGTCTTAGAGTGTGTGTCACAAATTGGATGGCGTTTGCTTCGACACTTGCATAAGACATTGCGCCAGGTGTTGAAACTTGGATCATATGTAAAGGAACACGGAACATTCTTGCAATTGACTCAACAACAAATTTTTGTGAATCAATCATTTGTGCTTCGTCAGGATTTACACCAGTTTTAACGTACTTTGCACCAGCAGATAGAACACCTGTTTTGTGTGCTTTCTTATATCCTTTGTGTGCGTTATCAAATCCTGCTTGTAAATCTTTTGCTTGCTGACTGGTTAATGCACCAGGGAACTCAATGATGCCTTGTGTGGTTGCACCTTGGCCGAAGAATCTTGCAGCGAAACTTTGTAACGCTGAAGCCAGTCCTAAGTTTTCTTTAAGTTCAGTTACTCTTGAAGTTCCACGAAGAGCGCCAGGTTTACGAATTTCTGTAATGTGTAACATATCTCTTGCTTGCACAACGCCAGCATTAGAATTATCCACAACATATTCAATTTCTCTTGTTATAGGATTTCTTTGAACTGTGACTCTTAGAGGATCAAGGCAAACAAGGTTTGCAACATCTCCACGACCATCACGATAAATTCTTGTGAAAGAGTTTCCATCTAAAAGAAGTGAGATAAGAACTTGTTGGTAGTGTTCACTTCGCAGTAAATCAATATCTGGTTTTTGTACCCATTCAGGTTTTGGTCTGTAAGGTAAACGATTACCATCACGTCTGATAAACGCATCAACTGGAAGTGTTGAAATGGTGTCAGAAATTAAAAGCACACAAGCATAAAAAGCACCAATTGTCATTGACGAATTTTCGTCTATTGGTGCACCTGATTGTGTTTCAAAAGCAAAAGTGTCACCTGCGCCCCAAATAGATTGGAATGAAATTGCTCTGCTCTCGCCAAGATTAAAAAGATTACCTAACATCATTTACCTTTCTCAAGCGCAAGACCAATTAAAACAAAAGAAACACCTAACGCAGTTACACCCGCTGGAATAAAAATGAGTCCAAGACCCAAAGAAACTATGAGAAGTCCTACTGCTTGAATGGTTGATGAAATCAAAAAATCTCCTAAAAGAAAAACTCTGGGACTATCGTTTCAGGATTGGTCCGAGAAACTGTGGCTCTATCGAAAGCAATTATGCTTGCAACAGCAGCGTCAATTTTTCTGGGACTCCCTCTGTGTTCTTTAACAATCCTAGGGCCAAGTCTATCAACTTTTACAACAGCATTGGAAATGTGTCTTGTTAAAAGTGCATTGCCGTCTTGTGTCAGTTTTTCTCCAACAACAGCATCATAAAATTTTGCACAAGCAGGAATCATTCTTGCCGCTGAGGTTGATGGCCATTCCACGATAGGTAAACCAGCATCCTGTAAAACTTGCATACTTCTTTGCCAACGAAAAGGATCACAGGCAATCTCCACAACATTGTATTTATTGCAAGCCTCAATGATTGCGTTTTCTACTGTTAAAGAATCCACTCGCCAAGTATCGTCATCTTCGGGTTGTTTCTCATAAGCCTCAATCATAAAAACGTGTGGCCTTTCTTCAATGGTCACACCAATAATCACCGAAGCATCACCTGAGAAACTTCCGTCAAATCCTAAAATCACAGGTACATTTTTATCAACTTCTCGTTCAGTTTCACGCGCTTCCCAAACACCATTTGGAAGCCAAGCGGTTTGAGAGGAAACCCAAGCGTTAGTTCTTTTAGTTCTAAACTCTGACTCAGGAGTTCTTTTGACAGCCGATTCAAAATCTTCCTCAGAGTTCAAATCACCAAAAGCAGGATTAGCAAGTTTCCAAGTCTCAGGATCGCGGTGATCAGATTCAATACTTGCTTCCCACCAAGCCATAAAAAAAGATGGGTCATCATATTCACCACGAATAACTTTTTGTCCATACTGATACAAGTTGTACGCAATTGAATCTTGACCAGTTGAATCAGTTTTTACACCAGCAGTTGTTATTGACAAAAGCAAAGGCTCACGTCTAGCACCCATACCAAGTTGCATAACATCAAACAGTTCACGATTCGGTAAAGCGTGCAACTCATCCATAATCACAAGCGTTGGTGACAAACCCTCTTTTGTATAAGCCTCAGAAGAAAGCACACGATAAATTGATCCTGTCCCAGGAATCTCAATCGCATCACGATACAACTTTGCTTGAGCCATCAACTCAGGTTCAGCCTCAATCATTTTCTTAGCATCACCAAAAACAATTCTTGCCTGATCTCTGTCCGCTGCACAAGAATAAATTTCCCCACCCTCTGATCCCATAAACAAACCCCAAAGAGCAATACCAGATGACAAAGCAGATTTACCATTCTTACGCGGCATACCAACAAGAGCAGTCCTATTTTTGAAACGACCATCATCACGAACAGCAAAAATGTTATCTAAAAGTTTTTTCTGCCAATCACGCAAAACAATCTGTTCACCAGAACGACCAGCAACAGTATCTTTAGTTTGTATACACATTGAGTTAATAAAATCAGCAACTTCCCAACCACGCGAAGAAGCCAACTCACCATCATCAACAGCGGTAAGCCACCTAGGCGGCCAAGACTTAGTTTCTGTTATCACGTCTGGCACGCAACTCCTCTAACTTAGACTTCGCTTTAACCTCAGCAACACCAAGCCTTGAACGATCCGTAGGAGTGAAACCAAGCAAACTTAAACTATTAGTAATATTTTTTTCCAACTCACGCAACGCCTTACGATCACGCCAAGACTCAGGATTATTCCAAACAAAAGTACGAAGCCTCACACGCTCATCAAGCATTTCACAAGTCATCAACAACAGTTCAATATCAGTATTCGGAGAAATCCAAAGTTGCCCCATCTTCCAAGTACGATTCCACAATTCCAAACCAGCATCAAACAATTGTCTATGCGGAACAGGAATCTCAACAATCGCAGGAATCAAAATAACATCATTCTCTTTAGGCAAAGCCTGTTTACCAGGATTACCAAGTTTTCTTTTTAACTCAATCGGTTTCGGGGGATTGCTCATTATCTTTATTCAAAACCTTTCGCCCACAATCATCACAATCAACCCAAACGGATTTCTTGTCTTTCAACTCACCAGTTGGTGGCTCAAGTTTCTCAAAGCCAACATCATCTAACTCCCAACCAACAGAATCTAATTCAATCAGTTGCATAGCAAGTTTGTCGTTATCCCACTCAGCAAGTTCAGCAGTTCTATTATCAACCAAAGCATAAGCACGAGCCTGCTCAAAAGTCCAATTAGCAGGAACATAAGAAACAACAATCTCAGACCAACCAAGTTTCTTAGCAGCAGCCAAAGTCCCATTACCAGCAATCACAATATTTGAACCAGTAACAACAATTGGTTTCCTTTGACCAAACCTTTTCAAAGAACCAACAATTGAATCAATGTTCTTATCGCTATGTTTACGCGCATTATCAGGATCAAACTTCAACGAATCAATATTCACTTTAGAAATACGCAAGTCATTCATAAACCCATCCTACTTCATAACTGTTTTTGTTTTACAAAAACCTTTGCAACCTCGGAGATGCACAGGCACTTGGGCGCGGGGTGTTGGTGCCTCAGCGTACGGCAGTTTTGTGTGTACTCTGGGGTTATTGCGGTGGGGGGTTATTGCCTCTGCGTGAGTTGCAGGATTTATGCGCGGGTAAAAGCGGACTTGATTTTTCTCCAGGCCAATAATGATCGGCAGTTATTTGTTTTTGATCTGTGAATGGTTGCTTACATATCCAACATATTGTTGCGTTGTCTCTTACTTGTTTTGATCTTCTTCTGTAATCGCCTGAATAGTGTGTTCTGTTTGGTTTGCGTCTTTCGTCAAGTTTGGCAATGTATTGGCTTTGGTGTTCTTGGCAGCGGTTTCCTTTTTCAACGAGTGTGCCGCAGTTGATACAAGGTCTTTTGAATCCCATTCTTTTATTGTGCCATTGGTATTGGATACCCATCCGTAGATAGGTGGGTGGGAGAAACTGTCGTGGGTTATTGCTGTTTGTATTGCTTCGTATAAATATGTTGGGTGGTGTGTGTCCCAGTTTTGTTTCTGTTGTCGGTAAGCAGTTGCTAATGATCCTAGTGCTAGTGAGCCACCTGAACCTATTGCCCAATAAGGTGAGCATCTGCTGATTCCTAGTGTGTTGCTGATACTGAATGCTTTGCCGTGTGTGACAAGGATTAGTTCTGAGTCTGGTAGTTCTGCTACACCATCCTTGACATCTAAAGTCAATTGCTCTTGTGCAATCTTTCTAATTAAAGGAATAACTCTTTTTGC